TTTGCGAACTTTGACTTTGAATAGTAACATAGCCTAGAAACAAGAAAATCGCTTAAACGCAAGATTTTGCCCCTCAAATAAGTTTTTGAATTTTCCAAATATTTTTTAATTTTTTTCATTTTAAGCACTGTCAATTCTATATGTTAAATAAACTTTTAATGTAAAATCATCGCTTTCAAAACTACCACTTGAATACAAATTTATGCCTTGTCCTGCAATAGAAGAATTATATATTTTTGCCGTATCACCTGTCATATTCCATGTTGAATTATTACGCAATCGATAATTAAAAGCCAATATATTATCCCAATAAGTACCTGCGGTTGTGCCTGTTCCATGACCACAAAATAAAGTTCTGCTATTGCTTTCATCATCAGAACTGTAACCATCTGTAATAATTAATAAGTTTACAGGAATCATAACTAAACCACTAGCTCCCGTAACTAATGTAACAGGACTTGTATTTAATGTTTTATAATCTGCATTTGCAATTGTTGTTTTATAAGTTATTGTTCCGCCCCTAACAAAATAATTTAAAAATTCTTCTTGAAACATTACAAAAGAACCTGCGGGGGCAATAAGAACTACTGATGCAACCGCTATTAAAACATCTGAACCTTTTACATCTGCGGTAACATTAACATCTGTTCCAATACCCGTAACAGGATTAACAATAATTAATTTATCTGCATTTTTTATAATGTCAAAACCTGTTGTATTAATTCCTATTGCGGTAACTGTTCCTGCAATATCTGTTGATGTTTCTGTTATTGCTAACCTTTGTTGCAATTGTTTTAATCCTAATCTTGTAACATTAAAGTTATGCTGATTATACATAAAGCCCTGATTTTTTTTAATTTCAGCTTGACTTCTATTTACTATTTTATTTCCCTGTAAGTTTAATTTTCCGCCTTTCATTTTAAAAATTTGGTGATATAATAATATTTGGGTTATCTAAAAACAATTCTCTATTTATATTAAAATAACTAGCATTTGTTATATTGGTTGTAGTGGTGCTTGAAAATTGTTCAACTGTCATTTTCCAAGAATCTGTTGCTGCGGTATATGTGCCACCAATAGGAAAAAACCCTTGAAGGTCTGTGCTTGCTCCACTATTTAACTTCATGTCAATTTTTAAAGGATTAACAAAAGTTATGGTTGTTGTTGGGTCACTATTTTCAAAAGATATATTATATTTATAAGAAGGGGTTGCCCTTTTTTTACTTATTTCTCTTGACAACACTTGATTCAATGGCAAAAAGGTTCCGTCTTGTTGTGTTCTCCATCTTCTGTTATTTTGTTGAGCTTGATTTGGTGTAGTTGTTGTTGGGTTAGATGCAGAAGGTGCAACAATTTTTAACCCACCCATATACATTGTTGGCGAACCTGTTGGAACACTTGCAACACCTGTATTTGAAACCGCATAAGGTGGAGGGTCGCCAATAAACAATTCTGGAGATACAACCATTTCTGCTGAAGCATCTGCATTTCCGTTAGTTGATAATCCAACTTCAGTTGAAAAATAATCTCCCATTTCAGAACCATCTAATATAGATGAAATAGTTAAATTATTTATTTGATAGTTCATGTAAACAGGATTAACCCCATTTCCAATTAAAGCTGCCATTGTAGAACCTAAATTATAAGTATCTGACCAATCTAAAATTGTAAATTTACATCTTTTTAATGTACTTATAGTAGTTCCCCCTGTTGTTGTTGGAATTGCTTCGCTAATAAAAGAAAAAGGAACTGTCATAGTAATTGGCGTAGTTGAAATTATAGGAACATCTTTTATATGAACAATACAACTTCCATCTGCCCATTCTGACATGCCATTTCCTGTGTCACTTCCAAATTCACCATTTAAAACTAAAGTTGCTTCATTATCATTTAAGTCATTGTCATTATCTTGTGCGGTTGCCCAATCTTCAGCATTTTTATCTGATGTTATAAATTGCACCGCAATTGATGCCTTAAAATCAAATGAAAATGGTGTTCCATCAACAGTTTCTAAATTATTTAATAAATTCCCCATTGTTGTTGTTGTGTCTAAAGCTAACAAAAAATTTAAAGTCAATTCACCTTTTACCATAATTGCATCTTGACCTGATGTTACATTAAAAAACAAACCTTGATTATTATCATTTTCATCTGGGTCTGAATTATATGGCATACCTTCAGGAAACATAGGTGATTCTAAATTTGCATTTGTAACCGCAGTTCCATTTTCATAAAACCCTTGCGTTCCTGAAGATGATGAAACTCTAACTGAATTTAAATTATTATATTGATTACCAACAACAGTTGCGGTATTCCATGTATAGGAAAATAAATCGTGATTATAAATATTTTTAACCCTTCCTAAAGGTGCAACATAAGTAATTTTATTTCCTGAAAATTTTGGGTGAGTTGCATCATTAATTGTTTTTGTTAATGTAGGTGTATAATTAACTGATGTGTCAGGCACACTATATTCAGCAAAAGTCAAAGCGGTGTTTGCTGCATCATACGCTTGATTTTTAAAAACTCTGCAAGTATCTAAAATAGAAGAACCACTTTCAAAATACATTATATACCTAGAAAACAACCACCAAGTACAACCCAAATCTTCATTCCAAATAGAACTTAAAAAAAATTGACAATTCCACAACGTGCAAATTTGTTCTAATATTTCATAATAAGTAAAATACTCGCCATCTTTTTTTATAAATGCAGATTCATTTATCATACACAATTTCATTGGATTATAAGTATCTTGCCAAGTTGAATCTGTAATTGAACCCATATTTTCATGATACCTATCTGGCGTGTTTCTTATTGTTACAACACTTGTTCCACTTGTGTTGGGAAATAATGTTGAATAATATGTTGTTTGTTCTATGGCTTTTTGAAAATAAAAAAGAACAGTTAAATTTGTACCACCACTTATAGGAACATATTTTTTTTGTTTCATTTTAGCAATTCCATCAGTTGCTTTTATTCTAATTTGAACAGGATATGGTGCATCTTCAATTTCTACTGTATCATCTATAATATCACCCGCCCAAAAATTACGCCAAACTGAACCTGTATATTGCTGAACAATTATAAACATTTTATTTTCATTATTAGCAAGTAAATCAGCATATATATTCCCTGTGGTTGGGTCGCCTGATAATGTTGGTGCTTCTGTGATTACAAAATCAAATTGCAATGTTGATGCTTTTATACATTGATAGACAGAATCAGTTTGTCCTTCATAGGTTAATTGAAACCCCTCTGGACCTGCTTTAAAAGGAATTGTTGTTCCTGAATAATCTACATGATATAAATTCATTCTATACCTAGAACCATTATTACTGTAAAACTCACATTGATATTTAATACCTGCCATTTATGATAATCTATTAACTGTGTTTGTTTGTCTTGTGTTAGATAAAAATATTGTACTTCCATCTATATATCCATTAACTGTCATATTACCGCTCCCTTGATTTTTAAATAAATCTGTTCCTGCAACAATAGAATCATTTTGATTTAATGAAAATGTGCCTTCTGGTCCTGTAATAAATCTTCCTGCACTTGGTCCAAAAGCTATATCATTTGCTGATGTTATTCCTGTTACCCTTCCCGCTATTGCTAAAGCCGCTTCAACACCAGGAAATGCTTGAAATATTGCCTTTAAAATTAATGCTTGAGCTACGGCTGCAATTAATTGTTTAAGCATTCCTTTAAAAACATTTTTCATTGATTCACCAAAACTTTCACCCTCTACAATTGCATCTGCTATGGCATTTCCAAAACCTGAAGAAAAACTTTCTGCAAGTTGTAATTGCATTTCATCTAATTTTAACAACGCCATTTCCCATCCTGATAATAAGAAAAAAGTATCTTCATTCATAGCATCAGTAGTCGCACCATACGTTTCCCTTAATTCTTCTTCAAATACATCAAAAATTCCACCAACAGGAGCTAATTCAAGAAATTCTTGTTCTTCAGGCTGAAAATCACCATCACCCCCTGTTGGTCTTGTACGTGTTTTCTTTTTTGTTTTTTGAAAAGATTTTTGAGTTTTTTCAAATTGTTTTAAAAAGTTAGTATAATCTCCTGTTTTACCCCCAAAAGGGTCAACTTTTAAATCTTTTAGACCCAAAGTAGCAACTCTTAAATTATCAGTTTGAAAAGCTAAATCAAAAACATCATGAGACGCATCTAATGCAGTATCAGCAAAGTTTTGAATTTCTCCTGTTGCATCATTTACACTCGTACTTAAATCATCAAAAGAATTTGCTGCTGCTAAATTAGTTGTTTCTGTATCACTATTAGCATCATTATAATCTAAAGTTATTTTAGTTAATTCTTCTAACTGTTCTTTTAATCTAGTTCTTTTTAAAGACCTAGCTGCAAATTGTATTCCTGTTTTAAAAGATAATAATTTTGGCGGTCCATCTGCTAATTTTTGGTTTAAATCAAATAATTTATCTGAAACCGCTTGTATTTCTTTTTGAGCAGATTTTAACATTGCCACCTTCATCAATTCCTCTCTTTCTATTTTCAAAATCTTTGTGTGGTCTGTAAGGGCAATAGTTGATAAAGATAATTCTCCATTATATGCTTTCACACTTTTATTTAATTCATCAATTGCTTTTTGCCTTCTGCTAACTTCATATATTTCATTTTTAGCAATATCAACTAAAGTTTGAAATTTAGTTATTTGAGTGTCTGTTTCTGCATTTGCATCTGCGGTAGCATTTTTTAATCCCATAGTAGCAAACTTCAGCTCATTTACAAGAGCTATAACACCCGCTATTGCAACACCTATTGCTGCTAAATAAGGGTTAGCTGCTAAAAGTTTAAATGCTTTTGTGATTCTTCCTATACCTATTGAAACCGCCCCAATTCCTGTTAATAATGGTCCTGATATTGCAAAACCTGCTGCCAATGTAGCAATGGTTTTTTGTGCAGTAGGACCTAAGTTTTGAAATTTCTCTGAAAGTTTTGTGACAAATTCTATTAGCTGAGTAGCCAAAGGCAATAATGCAACGCCCAAGTCCATCATGGCTAACTTAAATTCATTAAACGCTTTTTGTAATTTAAAACCAACTGTTTCTTCAACAATACCAAAGCCTTCATTTACAAAACCTGTGGAATCTTTTAAGTCATCAAGAATATTTACATATTCGCCTGTTTGATTTCCTAGAACATTGATAACACCTTTTAATGATTGTGATTTACCAAAAAATTCTGATAACTCAATTCCGTTATCTTCAAATGCAGTTTTTAAATGAATCAAAGTTTTTTGTAAACCTTGTTCACCTAGCATTTCTTTTAATTCCCCATAAGTCATGTTGATACTTGCCAAAGCATCTTCACCCTTTTTAGTTTGTTTAGTAAATGCTAACATCACCCCTGAAACACCAACTGTTGCAGAAGTTGCATCACCTGTTGTTCTGGTATATGTTGAAATAAATGCACCTAGTTCTTCAAATGAAATTCCTAGAGCAGCGGCAAAACCTGCTTCTTTTCCTAGCACTTGGGCAAGTTCAGATGATTCAAACATACCTGTTTTTACCATAGCTCCAAACGTGTCCAATGCTTCAGCAGCAGACAATACATCTTTTCCGTATGCGTTTTGTGCAGCTCCCGCAATTTTTGCAAGGTCTGTTTGTGAACCTAATCCAATTGCAACACCCTTTGAAACTTGTTCCAAAGTTTCCATTGCATTTGCCCCTTTTAATCCTGCTGATGTTAAGAAAAATAAACCATCTGCTAATTCTTTTGGTGCTTGTGCGGTTGTTCCTGATAATTCTAAAATTGAATCTTTAAATTGATTTACCTGTTGTTCACTTAATCCAACAAGGGTTCGCATTTTTGTTAACGAAGTGTCAAAATCTGCAACCATTTTAACGGCTGCACCACCTGCTAACGCAAAAGGAATACTAAAATTTCTTGTAATTGAACGACCTAGTTTTTGAGTTTGCCGACCAAATCTGGTCATGCTTTTTGACATTTTATCTAGACCACTTTGAAAAGCCTTAGTGTCAGCTTTGAAAAATATAGATACGTGTTTGGCTAAACTCATTTATTTTGTGATTTGTAAATTATATAATCAATTTTATCTCTTTCGTTTTTTTGAGATTCTTTTTTCTCCCAATCAAACTTTATTAACTTTTGTAAAGTTATTTGCTGACTTCGTTTTCTTTGACTATTAATTAAACAAACTGTTTGGAATCTCATTCGTTCCCATTCTTGCCTTTGTTGTTGGTCGATTAATGAAAAAAACCCATCACACTTTAATTGAAAAGATTTCGGGGTCATATCCCAAAAATCATCTTCGGGCATATCAAGTTTCCCTAATGCTATTTCCAATAAAGAATCAAAGGTTTGGGGGGCAGCTATTTCGCCCCCTTCTCCTTTTTTTCCTCTTTGCCTTTACTCATTGATTTAGTAAACAATTCCATAGTTTCTACCAATGCGTTTTGGTCATCATCTAACCAGTCTGCAATATCATCAGTTGTATATTTAAAATCAACTTTTGATTTTCTAGCTCCATGTTTTAATGCACAAAACACCATTGAAATTGCAGTAGATATAGGCATATCTGCACCTAATTTACTAATGTCATTTAATGTCATGTTACACATATCACACCAATCAGATAATGTTGCAAAGCCAAAGTGAACTGGTCGCATTTTGCCACCAATTGCTAGTTTGTTTAATTCTTTTGTCATACTATATAATTTTTGTTCAATATAGTATTAAAAATAAAGCTAAACAATACTATTAGTTTGCAGCAATAGTCAATGCTCCTGACCCTTGTAAACTTATAGAATAAGTCGCAGCATCTTCATTTGGTGCATTCAAAGAACAACTTGTGATATACGCTTTTCCTGTATATTTTGTGTCGCCTGATTCTCCTGCCGCTTCATTAAATTCAACGTCAATTAATGTTCTTAAATTTAAAGCCGTCATCAAATTATCAGCCGCAACCGTTTCGTCTGATGTGTAAAACGCTTCACAATCCATTGTAAATCCTGTTGCAGCCGGTAAATATGATTTTCTGTGTGCTGAATCTTTATTAGTAGTTTCAAAAGTATCAAGTGTAAAATTTACTGAACAACTTGTTGAAGCCCCTAATAAAGCCGGTGAACCAGTACCCCCTGTGTCCACTTTTAGAACTAAGCTAGTTCCGTTAAAAATTCCTGTTGTTGCCATTTTTTTTTGTTTTTATTAATTAATTAATCTTCTAAATTTATTTCTTCAATTTTTGTTTTTTGTTTGTTTTTTGGCTTTTCTTTTTTCGTTTTTGCTAATCCATGTTCATCTTCAATCCAACCTTGATTAAGAAGATTCATATATCCTTTTTTGTTTATAGGACCATATTTATCACCTTCTTTTCTTCCATCAATTGGTCTGTCTTGAATGAATGTTACTATATATTTTTTCATAAGTTATGTTTGTTTAGTAAATAATCTTTTATTCTGTTATATTGACCGCCCCCAAAAGTTAGTTTTTTATTGAACATTACGCAATCAAATAAATCAAATGTTCCAGTTCCACCACCATTCACACCTAACATTTTAAATCTAAATGTCCCAGTGCTTGACCCTGAATAATTTGTATAAACTTTTTTAGAAGAGTAAATTGCATCTCCTAAAGGGTCAATAATTTGATACTCTCCAGTTTCATCACCAGTTTTACCCCAAGAAAAAGCAATATATGTTTTGTTTTCAAATGAAGGAACACTTGTTCCTGATATTTGTAAAGGAAATTGACCACCAATTTGAATATAAACATAATTAGTTGCTTCAATATCAAAT